CGCAAAGATGCCAGATGCACCAGAGAATGATGACGCCAAAGCTGCCCTAGCGGTAGGCGTGGCAGTCATGAAGAACCCTACTCTTTCAGCCAAGGATCAACTTGCTGGAGCTCGCATGGTCCTTGAGTGGACCCAAGCGAAGCCTGCTTCGAAGTCTGAAGTAGTTGTCAACGAGGCTGAAGCTTGGCTCGCCTCCCTTGATGACCAGGAGGAGCCAGCCAATGACGACGATGACATTGGAGAAGACGAACCGTCTGAAGGAGATCAGGCGCAGACTGCGTGACGACTATGCGTACTACGCAAAGAACGCACTCAAGATAAGAACCAAGGAAGGCGAGATTAAGCCTCTCGTCCTCAATCAGGCCCAGCAGGTCCTGCAGGAGGCCATAGACAAGCAAAGACAAGAGACAGGTAAGGTACGCATCATTGTGCTGAAGGGACGCCAGCAGGGCCTCTCTACAGACATTGGTGGCTACTTCTACTGGGATGTCTCTCAAAGGGAAGCTGCCAAGGCTCTTGTGATCGCTCACACGGCCGACAGTACCAAAGCCCTCTTTGCTATGACTAAGAGGTACCACGACAACTGCCCCAAAGCAGTCCAGCCACACACCAAGTATTCGTCCCGCCAGGAGCTCGTCTTTGACGTCCTGGATAGCGGCTACATGGTTGCTACGGCTGGCGGTGAGGGCATTGCTCGCGGTGAGACCATTACACACCTCCACGCCTCTGAGCTTGCCTTCTGGAAGGCCTCCACGGCCCGTGATAACTGGAATGGTATCTTTCAATCTGTCCCAGATGTCGCAGGCACCTCGGTATTCATCGAGAGTACAGCTAATGGCGTGACTGGTGTCTTCTATGAGACCTGGAAAGAGGCAGTTAAAGGTACTAACGGCTTCATCCCTGTGTTCATCCCCTGGTTCATCCAGGATGAGTACCGTTCAGAAGTCCCTAGTGGATTTACTCCGACCCCGGACGAAGAAGACCTTATGGCTAAATATGGCCTAGATTATGGCCAGCTCCAGTGGAGACGCCGCAAGGTAGCCAACAACGGTCTCGATCTATTCCGCCAGGAGTACCCGTGTAACCCAGACGAAGCATTCCTGACCTCAGGTCGCCCAGTGTTTCACCCAGAGATGCTGCATGAGCTCCTGAAGAAGGAGACCCAACCCATAGAACGTATGGGCCTAGAACCTGTGTCTAACGGAGAGGAGATCTCCTATGAGTTTAAGGAACACGCCCGAGGCGAGCTATTTGTTTACAAGAAGCTTGAGCTCGGTGAGCAGTATTTCATTGGCGCTGACGTAGGAGGTGGGGTCAAGGGTGACTATTCCGTAGCTCAGATACTAGATAGTAAGAGACAACAGATCGCCATCTGGAGGTCTCATACAGTCCAGCCTGACGCCTATGCCCAGGTGCTTTATAGTCTGGGTGAGATGTACAACATGGCTATGATAGCTGTGGAGAACAACAACCACGGTATCCTACCAGTACACCTCCTCGCTAAGGAAATGTACTACCCTTATATCTACCAGGAAGTCCAACACGACAAGATCACAGATGCTGAGACAGTACGTCTAGGCTTCACAACAACCGTGAAGTCAAAGCCGATGATCATTGACAGGCTTCGTGGTTCATTTCGCACTAAACAGATCGATCTCTCGGACATCACAACGCTCCAAGAGATGCAGACTTTTGTCATCACAGAAAGTGGAAAGATGGAAGCAGATGCTGACTGTCACGACGACTGCGTCATGTCTCTCGCCATTGCTAACTACTTGGTGGAAGACAATGCAGAACCAATCGAAAACAAAGATGAATGGTACACGGAGGTCATATAGATATGGCAACAGACCATAAACCAATGACCCCTAAGGATATCCTCAAAGACATAGAAGCGTATCTCACAGATATCAATAGCGGCACAGACACAGACCTGTCTAAAGAACGCGCTGATGTGATGCAATACTATGATGGGGATCTACCTCTCAAGCAGAACGAGGGGTCCTCAGGGTACGTCTCGTTAGACGTCTACGACAACGTAGAGAGTGCTAAGGCTGTCATCCTAGAGGCCTTCAGTGGCAACACAGGGATAGGCCAGTTCACACCACAGAATGGTGAGGACGTAGTACCCTCTCGGGTAGCTACACAGTTCACTGACTATGTAATCTTTAGGCAGAACTCAGGCTACCAATTGTTCCAGGAGATGATCCATGATGGCCTCGTCGCTCGTAATGGTGTCTCTAAGACAGTATGGGCAGAGGCCAGGGAAAGCTGGGAGGAAGAGTTTGAGGACTTCAGTGACGAAGAGTTCGCTAAGCTCCTACAAGATCCTGACGTTGATATCCAAGATGTAAACATTGATCCTGACACAGAGCTCTACTACGGAGACCTGGTCCGCTTTAAGAACAAGGCACAGGTTGAGATCACTGTAGTACCACCTGAAGAGTTCATCATCCCGCCTCATGTGACCGACCTGCATGGCACACCTTTCTGTGCTCACAAGACCATCAAGAGGCGCGACGAACTCATCAAAGAAGGGTACGACAAGAAGAAGGTCTACGCTGCTTACGATGAAGTCAATCGCCTGGAAGAGACAGAGAAGATCCAACGCTTCTCAAAGATGGGTTCATCTAGCGTAGCTGGTGATGAGGGCATTGAGGCAACTCAAGAGCTCTATCTCTATGAGTGCTACCTTTACATGGATAAGGAAGGCTCTGGTGTCGCACACCTCTACAAGGTCATCAAGCTTGGCAGTGAGATCCTCGACTGCGAGCCAGTCCAGAAGCATCCGTTTGATAGCTTTACTCCTCTGCCTGTGTCTCATAGCTGGTATGGCAACAACTTCGCCTCAAAGATCATTGCCACTCAAAAAGCCAAGACTGTCCTCACCAGAGGTATTCTTGACCACACAGTGATGACCAACAACCCACGCTATGAGGTTGTCAAAGGCACACTACAGAGACCCTCAGAGCTCATGGACAACCGCAAAGGCGGTATCGTCAATGTGAACCGTCCGCAAGGCATCACGCCTCTCATGCAGGCCCCTCTGAACCCGTTTGTGTATCAGACCATTCAGCTCCTAGACCAGGATCTGGAGGACACCACAGGCATCTCGAGGCTGTCCCAAGGCATCAACAAAGATGCCATCTCTAAGCAGAACTCGGCCGACATGGTTGAGAGCTTGGCCGGGAGAGCAGACAAGCGCCAGAAGATCATGGCTAGAAACTTCGCAGAGTACTTCAAGTGTCTCTGTCTGAGGGTCTATGAGCTTGTCATTGAGAATGAAGACCAAGAGAAGGTGATGGAGGTAGCTGGCGAGTTCCAGGAAGTGAACCCACAGACCTGGAAGAAGCGCCAAGACTTCACCATCGATCTCAACCTAGGCTACAACGACAAAGAGCGTGAAGCCGCACAGTGGAATAACCTCCACCAAACTTTGAGCCAGGACCCAACCATGGCCACTCAGTACACACCTGACAAGAAGATCAGGGTGCTGAGTAAGGTGTTTGAGCAATTCGGTATCAAGAATATCGAAGAGTACATCACACCTCCAGAGCAGATGCCTGAGCCTAAGCCAGATCCACTGGCTGTCGCTGAGATGGAGCTCAAGCAGATCGAAGCACAGAACCGACAGACAGAGATGCAGGTCAGACAAGGTGAGCTACAGCTGAAGCAAGCTGAGATGGCCTTCGACCAAGGCATGACTGTTAAGAAGTTCATGGCTGAGTTCGAGCTTAAAACACGTACTGAAGATCGGAAGGACGAAGAGTTCGACCACAAGGTCTTCGTAGATACTGAAGAGCTAGAGATCCTCGAGAAGGCAGAAGATGTCAGAGGTATCGCCAGCCCAACAGGCTAAACCAATCATAGGAGAGCAACTTGATTGAACAACCCAATACCCCTCGAGCAGATGGCATGTCTGATGAGGATAAGTACACCCTAGGCCTCGCTGCCCAGACACTCATGACAGATCAAACATTTAAGCTTGTCATGTCTACTCTGGCTGGTGAGGCAATGGACATCCTTGTGAACACTGAACCCAAGGATCGGCCTCGCAGAGAAGACTGTTACTTTCTCTACAAGGCCCTGCAGTCTGTAACTGACACCCTCAACAGTTGGGTAACTCAGGCCATACAGATTGAAGACGAAAACAACCGTTCTGAAGAAGGACAATAGCCATGGAAAACGAGACCATCCCAGATGTGGACGTCTACGACCCAGAAGCTCTCGAGCCTGTAGATGATGCTACAGCTCTTTTCATGAAATCAATGGAGACCTCCACCGAAGAGGACGGAGTATCAGAAGTTGATGACGATGAAAAACCTAATACTGAAGATGAAGCAGAAGATGCAACATCTGAAGAAGAAGTTGAAGAGACTGACGAGCAAGACGAAACTGATGATGATGCGGAAGACACTACTGATGAAGACGACGATCAGGTGGACGATGTGGAAGATCAAGAAGACGATGAAGGGACACTTGTAGCTGACGATGATGCTACAGTGACATTCATGGTCAATGGTGAGGAACAGACTGCGTCCGTAAGTGAACTTAAGCGCCTAGCTGGACAAGAGAAGGCTCTCACCACTAAGTCAAAGAAGGTTGCTGCCGAAGCTAAACAGCTGGAGCAGCTCAATGCCGCAACTAACGCAATCCTGAAGAACAGCGTTGAGAAGGCCAAGAGCCTGTATGAGCAATACCAGAACGTAGACTGGAGGGCTGCTGCCCGAGGTCTCGAAGATGGAGACTATGCTCAACTCGAGAAGGAAGCTAGGGAAGCAGAGACTGAGTACAGATACGTACTCGAGGAGCTTGATAAGAGCTCCACTCAGCAGACTGAAGCTGCCCAACAACGCCGAGCTGCAGAGGCGCAAGCTGCTGTCGAAGCAATCCAAGACCCGACCCTACCAACCTACATCCCTGAATGGTCAGATAAGACGTACTCTGACATTCGTGGCTATATGGTTTCCCAAGGTATGGAGCAGGTCGCTGCCGACAACGTGACGGACCCCGCGTTCATTTCAATGGCCTACAAGGCTATGACCGCAGACAAGTCGAAGGTTGCTGCAAAGAAGACCATCAAGAAGGCAAAACTCTCACCGAAGAAGATTGCCAAGACAACCAAACGTCAAGCTAAGACACCAAAAGGCAACCGCAAGAAAGTCGCAATGAAGACCCTAAGGTCTGATCCAGATGCCCTGGAGAATGCTGCAGATGCCTTCCTTGCAAGCTTTGAGGACTAACAGTCTCTCACATAGAACAAGAATAGCCAGTATAAGGACAACAAAACCATGGCTACATACCAAACCTACCAACTCATTGGTGAGAAAGAGGATGTCTCCGACATTATCTCTAACATCTCCCCAACCTACACACCTTTCCAGACCATGATTGGTCGTGAGAAGGTTCACAACACTCTCACACAGTGGCAAGAAGACAGCCTAGCAGATGTTGCTGACCTGGCTGGTGTTGAAGGGGCAGATGCCTCCTCAGACACATTGTCTCCAACAACCATGCGGACTAACTACACTCAGATCTTCACCAAGTCGATCAAAGTGTCAGGTACCGCAGATGCTGTCTCCACCTATGGCCGCGCCAAGGACACTGCCTACGAAATGGGTAAGAAGTCCAAGGAGCTTAAGCGCCACCTCGAGCACACCCTTGTAGGTCTCCCTACTCAGGTTGCTGCTGTTGGTGATGCCTCTACAGCCCGTGACATGGCTCCATATGTTGCTCAGATTGCTACGGCAAACAAAGAGAGCAACGCTGGTAACCGGACGCTCACAGAAGCCTTGATCCTGGCCAACCTCGAGACTGTGTATAACGCAGGCGGCGAGCCTTCAGTGATCATGGTGACACCTTCACACTCTACCATTGTTGCTGGTTTCGCTGCTGCCTCAGGCCGCACCCGTGACTTCGCTAAGGGTAAGACAGTTGTCAATGTTGTTGATCTCTATGTGTCTCCATTCGGTGAGCAGAAGGTTGTTCTCAACCGCTTCCTGTCTGCCAACGAGACGCTGATCTTCAACCCTGCTGACTGGAAACTCCAGGTGTTGCGTAACTGGTTCCGTGAGCCTCTTGCTAAAGTCGGTGACAGTACTCGTCATCAGATTGTTGGTGAGTTCTCGCTGAAGCACAGCAATCAGACAGCTTCCGGTCTCGTAGAAGACCTGACTGCCTAAGGCTTCGGCCTAGGTAACTAGGTTGATACCGACAGAGGCCCTGGGGGTTTGCTCTCCTCCCCTGGGGCCTTTGTTATTCTTCAAAAGGAGTAACTCTATGACTGATAACAAGTCACCCCTCATTGGCATCCATGATGTCAACCACAAGCTCAAGCACACCTCTTCAGACACTGCAGTAGAACGTACACAGCACATACCTGAAGAGTTCATCCGCGGTATGCGCGAAGAGTATGACGACAGTATGAATGCCAAGGTGTTACCTGATGGCTCTCACAGGGTCGCACGTATCCCTACAGCTGTTGTCGAGAAGTGGTTGATGGAAGGCTTCAATATCTATGAGCATTCCCACAGAGACATCATCAAACGCCTCCGTGAGGAACACCTCGACTACTTCATCACTACAAAGAAGGCCCTCTAAATGACCACGACTTTTGGCGACATCAAGACCAAGGTCACATCTCGCCTCAACAACGGTCTCATGACAGATGCCCTTGCTGCCGAGTTTGTGAAGGATGCGATGACACGCATCAACAGAACTCTCCGTGTACCTTCTATGGAGCGTAAGCTGACCCTCACAGTAGGGTCCGACAGTGACGTCACATTGCCCCAAGACTTCCTGCAGATGAGAGACTTGATTGTCCTCGGTACAGGATACGGTAACCTCAAGATGCACAAAGCAGAGAGAGGTGTTTGGGAGAATGCAGACGACGATGCTGGAGGTACAGTCTATCTGTACACCAGGATAGGCTCTAAGTATTACATGAAGCCTACTGTGGCTGCTGGTGAGAACGTAGAGATCATCTACTGGGCTGACGCTATCACGCTCGATGATGACACTGATGTAGACCCTCTGTTCAATGTAGCTGAAGACCTGGTGACTTATGCCGCCTTGGTTTATGCAGCTGACCACTTCCAGGACGAACGTAGGAACCTGTGGGACGCTACCTTTAAGGAGCTCCTCCTAGAAGTCCAAGCTCAAGCAGATATGCAAGAGATGACCGAAGGCTACCTGTCGGTGGCTGCTGGCACACCATTGGATTACTAATATGACAGGCTCATCCTTCTTCCAACAAGATGCCCTCACTTCAGAGCAGTCGGTTCTCCTCACAGAGATGCTGGCGATCCTCCTTGAAGGCACGAACATTTCATTCACTGTTGATAGCGTGGATAACACCCTCACTATCACCGCAGACCCTCTGGTGGAGATCTCAGGCTTTATTGAGATCCCTTCAGACAAGTCCATCACCCTGGTAGCTAAGGCTCGTACAGCCTTCACAATCAACACAGCATACTTTGACTGTGTGGCAGGGACATGTGACGCAACAGTAGCAATCAATGGCACCAACGTAACGGGACTGACCAACGTGTCCGTCTCTACGACTGAGGCTGACACTGAAGCTACTGCAAACAACGAGGTCGCTGTAGGTGACCGTATAACACTCACACTGAGCTCCGTAAGCGGGTTAAGTGATCTCGAATTTGATATTAAAGGAACACGATAATGGCTGGAACTTCATACCTCTTTGATAAAGGTAAAGCTGGTCTCCTGGATGGCTCTATTGATCTGTCCGCTGACACAATCAGGGTAATGCTGTGCGACAGCTCCTTCGCGGAGACACTCACAGATACCTCCATGACAACTCCAGGCGCTGACCGTATCGGTGCAGACGTAACCCTCAGTGGTAAGACAGAGAATGTTGTCGCTGATGGTGTGTTTGATGATACAGGTGCCCCTAACTGGTCCTCTGTGGCTGGTGGTTCGACTATTGGAGGTCTCATCCTCTTTAAGTATGTCACCAATGACGCAGGCAGTACGCCTATCGCATTCATCCACGTAGCTGATCAGGCTACTAACGGTGGCGACATTGATGTGACCTGGAATGCTTCAGGTATCTTTAGTCTGTAGACAGAATATGTAATAGGAGGGTCAAATATGCCAGTGAAACTATTGATCAAGATGCATGACCGTTCTGACAAGGCTGAGAACCCTGAGCTACCTCAGAGGTTCACTATCATGGATATCCTTCATGACAGTGTTGACTTCGGCACATGGGACATTGAGACAGACCAGATCGCTTGTGTCCGGGTTACTGATCTTGGTTACAGAGCAGCCCTCGCCTATTCTGACGCTATCGAAGCTGTGAAAGGTGATGGGTCGCTGCTGGTTGACCCAGGCAACGACGAGAACTGGAAACGTAAGGGTCGCACGTTGCGCCGAGTTAACAGGTACAGCCTAGACCTTGACGGTGTTGCCCCGAATGTCGATGTTCGCAACAGGGTGTTCAGTATAAAGAAGGCCAAGCTCATACAGTTTCTTCGTGATGATGGTGAAGCACTAAACCCAGACTACACCGGAGGCTAACCATGACAATCACCAGAAGTGTTGGCGCAACAGGACGCAACCACTCTTCTCTTGCATCCTTTGAGAGTTGGGTCCAAACAACAGACCACGGCGCAGGTGCGGGTGTCCTTAATGAAAATGTTGAGGCGGTCATTTATGATGACACGGCTGCGGGAACAGCCGCCCTAAGCCCATCAGCCACAATCATATTCACAGGCATCACGATGGGTGCGTATACCATCACATTGAGAGCCGCAAATGCAACAGACACAGGCGGGGCTTCAGATGTTTGGTATGACAATGCTGACCCAACATCGGATCGTCTGTACCCGGATGAAGACCTGGGCGTTTTGATAGACTGTACTGCTGCGCCACTCATTGATATAAGATCAGGTGGCCTGCGGCTTGAGGGTCTACAGCTTACTCACAGTAAGTGGTATGGTAACTATGTGGTGGACCTATACCCCAGTAGCGGCGGGGTGGATGAAATTCAGGTGGACAAGTGTATTATCTATCTACCCCGCGTGAATGGCACACCATACTCAGTTGTTTATGGGCGCAGATATACCTTTCGTGACTCTCTAGTTATAACGCATGACGGTAGGGCACCATTGGTGGGTGCTAACTATGGAGATAGTGAATACAACAACTGTACGCTTGTCAATCTTACGACAGACACACCTACGGGCAACGTTTGTGGTGGTGCCTACACTGTTGAACTAAATAACTGCGCTGTCTACAATCACGCTGGTTGGTCTGGTTCGCCAACATACACTGGCGACTACAATGTTTCAGATGTTGCGACAAACATTCCCGGTGCGAACAGTGATGGCACAGGTGTGTTTGCTGATGACTTCGAAGACACAACAGGCGGTACAGATACAACCTACGACACCGACACGCTTAGTGATCTAAGAGCCACAGCCGGAAATGCCTTGGACGGAACGGGCAGCACAAGCCTTCAGACTACTGAGGATATCTTCAACCAGACGCGCTCCGTCACGGCTCCGTTTGTAGGCGCTCATGAGATACTAGCGTCTGGCGGTGCTACACTCCTACCCACACTCCTCACTGAGAGCCAAACACATTACAGCCCCACGGTAACACCAGGGGCAGTTGGTATCTCACCAGTCCTCGTGGCTTCCTCTGAGACACTCTACACGCCAACCATACAAGCTAGTGTAGACATCCTACCAAGCCTCCTGACAAGTTCAGCCTTAGTCTCAACACCTACGCTGACCCCTGGTACAGTCATACTGACGCCAGGTTTGATTGCAGGTACCTCGCAAGGGTACACGGCAACAGTGGTCCCAGGAGCTGTTGGACTGACGCCTGACGCTATAGCTTCGGCTGCAGCTGTCTATGAGGCTTCTGTGGTCGCTGAGGGTGGTGTACTGACGCCTTCCTTGCTGCAGGCTGGTACGTCGATCTATGACCCATCCCTGACGCCAGGGACAGTCATTCTGACGCCCTCTGTGCTGTCCTCAGGGGCAGTCCTCTACACGGCTACTGTTACGCCAGCTGGTGGCAGCGTTACGCTCCTACCAAGCCTCCTGCTCGATCCAGCCACCTTCAGTGATCCAACACTGATCCCAGGTGCTGTATCTATCGCAGTCCAGGCTCTGTTGGATAACAGTGAGACGATCTATGACCCTACAGTTAACTCTGTGGTCGTCATCACACCTTCAGGTATCCTGCAAGCTCAGCCTAACATCTTTAGTGCTAGTCTTGCTCCTGGTGCCGCTGAGATCCTGCCAGCACTCCTGGCTTCTTCTCCGACAATCTCTGTAGCATCTGTCACAGGTGGTTATACACCGACCGGGGCTCTCATTATCAACATCATAGGTCTGTAAGCGTATGAACGAACTTCTACTACAACTTGGCGCAGGGGGCATACTCTGTGTCGTAGTTCTACAGGTAGTGTTCACCTATTTAGGCAAGAAGAGCGTAAGCTCTATTGAGAACCAAGTCGCAGCCGACCTGTCTGAGATTAAAGCAAACTTGAAGGATCTCCACGAGTGGCGTGGGGCACTTAAACCAATGGTCTACAACATGGAACACAAGCTGGAAGAACTCCACGAATGGCACAACAACAAAGATGAGGACGGTGTCTTCACTTGGTACATTCGTAAGTCACTCGAGAGGTCTCTCTCGGATCTAGCGGACGCAGTACAGATCATGGCTCAAAACACTGCACTTCAAAGTCAAGCCTTGGAGCAATCCATCAAATCTAGTCATGACACACTTAACGAGGTCAAACTGCTTCGTGAAGACAACAGCGTTAATAGGAGAAGTCAGTAAACATGACAGCAACTATCCTTACACTGATCAAACAAGCTCTCGGAGCGGTGGGTA